TTAAAACCTTACCGTTTGGCAGCTCTGTTGATAAACTCCTACACGCTTCGAGGTACTCACATATGTGAGGCGGGAAGAGTAGGCGCACTAACTCAAGACTAACGCGATCAGAGGCCTCATTAAGGTCTAAGGTCGCGTATTTGCCGTTATTCGAGCCCAACAGGGCCCCGAATCGGTTTGCGTCTTGTGAAGTGAAATGAACGTTGAACATGGTGTCCACGTTGGATTCCACTAACTCAACAATAGCCCTACCTAATCCTTGCTGAATCCATTGAAAATCAACGGGTTCGCAAGAGATTAGACGGGGGCCACGTGAATCCTTCGGTACGAGTATTACCCGTGCCGGAAGATCCATACCAGCAACCTTTGAAAAGGTTGTGTAGTTATCACATACTGACCCAAGCGACGAACAAAAATATTCGTCATAAGGATACAGAGTTGTGATACGATCTGAAACATTCGTCCACTGAAACTTATCCCAGAGCCTTTGCCGAGTGGCAACGGCACCGGGACCGTGACGGGGGACGATGTCTTTTGGGTCGAAGTAAGCAAAGACATCCGAAAGGAGTATTTTTGCTTCTCGTGTGACAGTGGACTGAGATGGCGACTTATTATAAGTGCCATTGAATCTACGGCCATAAGCGGTAGAGCTGCACATAAGACTCTTGAGTCGAATGGACAACTCTCCGTTTGTTGATAGGTCACTCTCGGTTCTTTCGAACTTAGAGATGACTTGTTGTGCTTGTTCATCAGTATAGGGTAATTCGTACTTGTAAAACAAGTACAGAACTTGCCTTAATACGCTGACACATGTTACACACGGTTCGGGAAGGAGTAACCCGTCCTTTGAGAGCACTTCGCTAAACAGCTCGCCGAGAAACCTCGGAAGCTGACTACCGTGAATGGCTGAAAAGCCAAGCTCAGTAGCGTTTAACGGAGAAGCTCCCGATAAGGCCTTATCTAGGGCCTTACCAAGACGGGGCAAGGTTTTCGTTAGAAAACCCACTCCTTCGGAACGTGTTCGTTTGGTGACCTGTTTAAGGGTCAACTTGCGTACACGACAGTTGAACACTGCTTCGTGCGACATTTGAATGTCGTTAAGCAATGC